AAAAGTGATGAGGTTTTATTATGGAAAGAATTTAACTATTCAATGCCGGTCTCTATTGAGTATAATATAAACTTCTAATACTCAGTAAATTATGAGATCACCATTTTTTTTTATTGCAAAACCTGAGAATGATAAAAGGTATAACAATACAAAAGATATTGGAGGTGTAGATTTTATTACAAGCACTTCTGAAGAGGATTATAAGTTTTCAAATAGAAAAGCAATAGTTCACGAACTTCCTATAGGGTATAATGGTCCTATAAAAAAAGGTGATACATTACTTGTACATCATAATGTTTTTAAGTTTTATAATGATATGAAAGGTCGAAGAAGAAGTGGAAGAAGCTTCTTTAAAGATGATCTTTTTTTTATTGAAAACGATCAGTTCTTTTTATATAAGAATGAAAATGGATGGAACTCACATGACAGGTTTTGCTTCATAGAGCCTATTGAGGCCATAGATACATATATTTATAAACCATTTACTGAAGAACCTTTAGTTGGCTTAGTTAAATATCCTAACGAATACTTAATTAGTAAAGGAGTTAATAAAGGAGATAAGGTCACATTCAAACCAGAAAGTGAATATGAATTTGAGGTTGACGGAGAAAAGTTATATCGTATGTATGATCATCAAATAACAATGGTTTTATAATGAAGAATGATTACTTTTTTTTTGAAGATGAATGGAATGAAGAAAGAATTCCATTAAAAAAATCTAAAAGGATTAAAAATGAAATCAAAAGAAATAAAATTAAAAATAATAGAAGCAGGTCACAAGGCGGTAGAGCAACTGATAAAAGTAGCGAAGGAGGCTATTATTAAACACGATCTTGATGATGATTTAGCTGCTGATAAATTAAAGAACGCAGCAGCAACAAAGAAGCTAGCAATATTTGATGCTTTTGAAATACTAAATCGTATTGAAGCAGAGAGGGAGGCTATAGAGATTTCTGAAAAAGGAGCAAGCAAAACAGATACTAAGCAAGGATTTGCAGAAAGAAGATCTAAATAACATATATAGAGTTGTAAAAGACTATATACCTAAGTCGGTTTTATCTAATAAAAATAAAGCTAAGTCTTGGGTTTACGGCTACGACTCTAAATATGATCTTATTATAATATCAAAAGACGGTACTTTAGGTGATGTTATAGAAATACAAAAATTAAAAATAGGACTACCTGCTACTCCTAAGAATTGTTTCAAGAGAAATAAGAAAAAAGAATTACAATACTGGGAAAGACAAGACCTTCCAAAAGAACTTTCTAAAATACAATCAATATTTCAATGGAATGAAATGCCATCTGTTTTTAAGAATAGATGGGTTGATTACATAGAGAGTGAGTTTGATTTTAGGGAAGATGGTTTTTGGTTTATGTCTAATGGAATTCCTACATATATAACAGGATCTCACTATATGTATTTGCAATGGACAAGTATTGATGTGGGTTATCCAGATTTTAGAGAAGCTAATCGTTTACTGTTTATTTTTTGGGAAGCTTGTAAAGCTGATAAGAGAAGTTTTGGAATGGTTTACTTAAAAATTAGACGTTCCGGTTTTTCGTTTATGTCTTCATCAGAGTGTGTAAATACAGGTACATTAGCAAAGGATTCAAGGGTTGGTATTTTATCAAAAACAGGTAGTGATGCTAAGAAAATGTTTACAGATAAAGTTGTTCCTATAAATAGTAGATTACCTTTTTTCTTTAAACCTATTATGGATGGTATGGATAAACCTAAAACTGAATTAGCTTTTAGAATACCAGCTTCAAAGATTACTAAAAAAAATATGTACACTTCAGAGGACGATACTCTAGAAGGTCTTGATACAACAATCGATTGGAAAAATACAGATGACAACTCTTATGATGGTGAAAAACTATTGTTATTGGTTCATGATGAAAGTGGAAAATGGGTTAAACCAAATAATATATTAAACAACTGGAGGGTTACAAAAACTTGTTTACGTTTAGGTAGTAGAATTATAGGAAAATGTATGATGGGATCAACATCCAATGCTTTAAGCAAGGGTGGTGATGCATTTAAAAAATTATATGAAGACTCTAATGTAGGTAGTAGAAATGCAAATGGTCAGACTAAAAGTGGTATGTACAGTTCGTTTATACCTATGGAATGGAATATGGAAGGTTTCATTGATAGGTACGGTATGCCTGTTATTAATGATGTTAAATCAAAAGTACTAGGTATTGATGACGAATATATTCATCAATCAGCAGTTAATTATTGGCAAATTGAAGTTGACTCTTTAAAGAATGATCCTGATGCACTTAATGAATTTTATAGACAATTTCCAAGAACTGAGTCACACGCATTTAGGGATGAGAGCAAGCAAAGCCTTTTTAATTTAACTAAAATATATCAACAGATAGATTATAATGATGGTCTTATATCTGAGCACCATATAACTAGAGGTTCTTTTTACTGGAAGGATGGTATAAAAGATACTAAGGTTATATTTAGTCCTGATAAAAGAGGTAGGTTTTTATTAAGTTGGATTCCAGGGAAAAATTTACAGAATCAATATTACACAAGAAATGGAAAAAAATATCCAGCAAATGAACACATAGGTGCTTTTGGTTGTGATAGCTATGACATATCAGGAGTAGTAGGTGGAGGAGGATCTAATGGTGCGTTGCACGGACTTACAAAGTTTAATATGGATAATGCTCCAAGTAATCAATTTTTTTTAGAGTATATTGCTAGACCACAAACTGCTGAAATATTTTACGAAGAAGTATTGATGGCTTGTGTGTTTTATGGTATGCCTATTCTTATTGAAAATAATAAACCTAGATTACTCTATCATTTTAAGAACAGAGGGTATAGAGGTTTTTGTACAAACAGACCTGATAAGCATTTAAATAAGTTATCAAAAACAGAAAAAGAATTAGGAGGTATTCCGAATTCAAGTGAGGATGTAAAGCAAGCTCATGCATCAGCCATAGAGTCTTATATTGAGAAGTACGTAGGAATGGATACAGAGGGTACGTATAGAGATTCAGAAGAAATAGGTAGTATGCCTTTTTCTAGAACGTTAGAGGATTGGGCAAAATTTGATATAACCAATAGAACTAAATTTGATGCGAGTATATCTTCAGGTTTGGCTATTATGGCAACTCAAAAACACTTATATCAACCTGAGAAAAAACAATCAAAAATAAACGTTAACTTTGCAAGATATAATAACAAAGGAAACATAAGCGAAATTATTAGATGAAAGATGTTAAGATAAACATATCATCAACAGGTTTCCCAAGTCAATTTGTATCTGATGCCGAGAAAGCAACAGATGAGTTCGGTTTACAGATCGGACAGGCTATTCAGTATGAGTGGTTTAAAAAAGACGGAAGCGGATGTAGATTCTATGATCAATGGAAAGATTTCCATAGACTTAGATTGTACGCTCGTGGTGAACAATCTGTTGGTAAGTACAAAAACGAAATAGCAGTTGACGGAGATTTGTCATACTTAAACTTAGACTGGACACCTGTTCCTATTTTACCTAAATTCGTAGACATTGTTGTTAATGGTATGTCTGATAGACTATTTAAGGTTAAGGCTTATGCACAAGATGCTATGTCTCAATCAAAAAGAAGCAAGTATCAGGACATGATCGAAGGGCAAATGATTGCCAAACCAATTCTTGAAACGATACAAGAAAAAACAGGAGCTAATCCTTTTGTTGTATCACCAGAAGAGTTGCCAAAAACTGATGAAGAGTTGTCATTATATATGCAACTTAATTATAAACCTGCAATTGAAATTGCAGAGGAAGAGGCTATAAACACTATTCTTGATGAGAATCATTATTATGATTTAAGAAAAAGAACAGACTATGATTTAACTGTGCTTGGAGTTTCTGTTGCAAAACATGAATTTTTACCGGGCTCAGGAGTAGAGATATCATATGTAGATCCTGCTAATGTTGTATATAGTTATACAGAAGATCCGCATTTTAAAGATTGTTTCTATTGGGGTGAGATTAAAACAGTTCCTATTACAGAGCTTATTAAGATTGATCCTACTATTACAAATGATCAGTTGGAAGAAATATCTAAAAGCGGACAAAGCTGGTATGACTATTATAATGTTGCTCAGTATTACAATAATGATATTTTTTACAGAGACACTGTGACATTAATGTACTTTAATTATAAGACCACTAAAAAAATGGTTTATAAGAAAAAGGTATATGAAGGTGGTTGATCTAAAGTTATAGAAAAAGATGATCAATTTAATCCTCCAGCAGAAATGATGGAAGAGGGTAAATTCGAAAAGTTTGAAAAAACAATAGACGTTTGGTACGATGGGGTTATGGTTATGGGAACAAACTACTTGCTAAAGTGGGAGTTGTCAGAGAATATGGTTAGACCAAAATCATCTGCTCAACACGCATTACCAAATTATGTAGCAGTCGCTCCTAGAATGTACAAAGGATCTATAGAGTCTTTAGTTAGACGAATGATTCCTTTTGCAGATTTAATACAGATAACACATCTTAAATTACAGCAAGTTATTTCTAAGGTTGTACCAGATGGTGTATTCATTGATGCTGATGGATTAAATGAAGTTGATATGGGTACGGGTAATGCGTATAATCCTGAAGATGCTTTACGACTATACTTTCAAACAGGTAGTGTTATTGGTAGAAGTTACACAGGTGATGGGGAGTTTAATAACGCTAGAGTTCCTATTCAGCAACTGACTTCAAATTCAGGCGCTTCTAAGACTCAAATGCTTATAGCTAACTATAATCATTACTTAGGAATGATACGTTCTGTAACAGGCTTAAATGAAGCGAGAGATGGTAGTACACCAGATCCTAATTCTTTAGTTGGTTTACAAAAGCTAGCAGCTTTAAATTCAAACACTGCAACAAGACATATTCTTGATGGTAGCTTGTATTTATTTAGAAGTATTTCAGAAGCACTAACTTATCGTGTTGCTGATATATTAGAGTATTCTGATTTTAAAGATGACTTTTCAAATAAAATAGGAAAATACAACGTAAGTATATTAGGAGATATTTCTGATCTGTATATTTATGATTTCGGTATATTTATTGAAATAGCTCCGGACGAAGAGGAAAGAGCACAGCTTGAGCAAAATGTTCAAATGGCTTTATCTAAAGGAGATATTAATTTAGAAGACGCTATAGATATTAGAGAGATTAAGAACTTAAAACTTGCTAACCAATTATTAAAGGTTAAGCGTAAAGCAAAGCAGGAAAGAGAAGAGCAAATGCAGATGCAACAACAAGCAATGCAGTCTCAACAACAACTTAAATCTCAAGAGATGGCTGCTCAGGTAGCTATGCAGAAACTTCAAATGGAAACTCAAGCTAAAATGCAAGCGGTGCAAGCTGAACAACAAGGTGAAATACAGAAGCAAC